AACAAAACGACCAAGGAATCAACCAAAGCCACAGACGCAGCATATGAGGCACTAAAGCGCCAGAGAGAAGAAATTGAGCTTTTAAACAAAGGTTACAAAGACGGATCTCTTGAAATGGCTAAGTATGATGCGGTTAAAGCATTGGGTGATACGGCATCTCCTAAACAGATTGAAAAAGCGGAGCAACTCGCAGAAGAAAAATACAACATTGAGCGTAATCTAGCAGATAAGAAAGCTGCGCTTGAGCTTGATTTAGTCGCCAAGGCTAAAGAATCTCACGATAAGCAGTTGGCAGACTTAGAGCGGATAACAAAAGATGATGTATCTCTCACTGAACAGGCAGCAAGGCGTAAAGCTGAAATTGAGGCGGAATATCAACAGAAGATAGCCGAAATAAAGGCTAATAACGCTGTCTCACCGCAAGATGACATCAAAGGGAAAGTAGACCCTGTTCAGCAACTCAAAAATGAACACGAGCGTAAACTTGCACTTATTCGTGAGTTTGAAACAGAAAAAGGGGCTATCACTCAGCGTGGCTTAGAGTTAATGAATGCCGCCAATACTCAATATGAGCAAGACCGGTTAAATGCTCAATGGGAGATATGGCGCAATCAGAGCCAAGCCAATCAATTCTTAGCTGATGGGTTGGACGCATTAGGACAACGCTCTACTAACGTACTCACGGGGCTATTAACTCAAACACAATCCCTTAACGATGCTTTCCGTAATGTCGCATTAACCATTGTAGACCAAGCTGTTGGCGCTCTGGTTCAAATGGGTATGCAACAGGTTAAGAATATGGTTATGGGTGAAAGTATGGCGACAGCCGCTCAAGCATCTGCATTGGCTCAGGCTGCGGCAGCGCAAGCGGCATGGGCACCAGCGGCGTTAAGCGCATCAATAGCCACATTAGGCGCAGCAGTGGCAACGGGAACATCATCATATACGGCGGCTATGGCGGCTAGTAAAACGATGGGGTTGGTTGCTGGTGCTCGTAAAAATGGTGGCCCCGTAAATGCTGGCTCTATGTATCGAGTGGGTGAAGGTGGTAAGCCTGAGATATTCAAGGCATCTAACGGTAGTCAGTACATGATACCGGGCGATAATGGTCGAGTTATTAGTAATCGACAAATGGGTAAAGGCGGTAATGGTGTCAGCATGGGTGATATGAACTTTACATTCCAAGTTCAAGCACCTAATGGCATCACTCAAAAGGAAGCGCAACAGATACAGCAAATGGTGAGAGGTACGGTTTATGACGTACTTGGTAACGAAATGCGTAGCGGTGGTGCTTTGGAAAAAGTAAGAGGTTGGTAATTAAGAGAGGTAGTTATGAGTAATCAAGAAAATATATTAATGATGGATGGTAACGGGGTCATGAAAAACAGTAACGGCAATGTAATAGCTAAAGGTGTGATGATTAAATCTGAACTACTATTATCTACACCATCAATAGAAGATTTAGTGAAAAGAATTGAGTCACTGGAAAAACAGCTCGCTGATATGCAAAAGGCAACGAGCTGTGATTTAGATATACTAAGCACGCGAATTACTGCAGTCGAAAGCTTTAGCCGTTAGTACAGTTAGCAAAGCTATTCTTTGCGTGTTGTATAGCTAATTTTTCAATATCTCTTAATGTTAAATTCTCTACAACTTTACCTGTGACATCTATTGTGAAATGGTGGATTGAACCATCCGAACCTTGTAAGGCAATATCTAATGTGTTCTTATCATTAGCTCGGTCTATGCCTGAAACATGAATCAAATTAAATTGCATAAAATTCCCTCACACCGAAGTAAATCAGCCATTCCTTCGGCAAGTTTCTCTGGGCTGAATATATAAAATAACCTAATGGATATTTATTAATATCCTGATATTTGATCAGGCGGCTTTGTGTCGCCTTTTTTATTGGAGTAACCAATGGAAGAGTTTAAATGGCGACCTGAAACAGCTTATCAGGTGGGTAATGAGCCTAAAGTAAAGGTGGCTAAGTTTGGTAACGGTTATGAGCAAAGAGTCAAAGACGGGATCAACAACCAACTAAAGACTTATCAACTCTCATTTGTTAAGCGTACTGATATTGGGAAACAGATTGATGAGTTTCTTAAGGCTCGAGGTGCACTTGAATCATTCTTATGGCTAACCAGTGATGATAACTCTAAACGTAAATTTGTTTGCCGTGGATGGCAGGTAACGCCAAGAGCGACGGCATGGCAGATAGATTGCACATTTGAGGAGGTTGTTGCATGAGGGATATACCTCAAGAGATGCGCATAGATGTTGCAGATTTACAGCAAAATGCAATGTTAGATTTGTATGAGGTCGATTTGAGTCGTTTTGGTGGTGACGTTTACCGGTTTCATGACGGCATGAACGGCTTATTAAAACCTATTATTTGGCAGGGCTTACGATATGAGCCTTATCCTGTTCAGGTCACAGGGTTTAGTGTAACAGCTCAGGGGGCATCAGACAGACCAAAAATGACGTTTGCTAACTTTGACGGAATGTTAACTGCGATTAACAACGACTATGATGATGCGCTAGGTGCTGTCGTTACTCGCAGACAGGTTTTAGAGCAATATCTCGATGCTGTTAATTTTCCCAACGGAAACCCACAAGCAGATCCAACCAGAGAAGCCGTTCAAAAATATGTTATCGAACAGCGAGAAAGTTCAGACTCTGATTTTGTGACGTATATATTAGCACTTCCAACAGAAACAGATAACGCCCTGATACCTAGACGGGTTATTCAGGCTGATATCTGCTCGTGGCGATACCGAGGATTTGATTGTGGTTATGATGGACCACCTGTTGCAGATGAAAAAGACCAACCAACAACCGATCCCTTAAAAGACAAATGCTCTCATAAATACAGCGGGTGCAAATTAAGACATAAGGGGAATATGCCATTCGGCGGGTATTTAGGCTCAAATAAATTAGGTTAATCCATGATTGAGAAAGACATTATCGCTCACGCGAAAGCGGAAGGAGTGAGGGAGTCTTGCGGCTTAATTTCGGGTGACAGGTATTTCCCTTGCAGAAACATACACCCCGATCCGCAAAACTATTTTGAAATTAACCCAGACGATTGGATGACGGCAGAGTGCTATTCAGAAATCAAAGCTATTGTTCATAGTCACCCTGACGGAAAGCCTTTCCTGAGCTCTGGCGACAGAACAATACAAAGGAGAACAAATCTGCCTTGGTGGTTGGTATGTGATGGGGTGATCCATAAGTTCAGACCAATAGCGCCACTGTTAGGTAGAGAGTTTAAGCATGGTGAGCAGGATTGTTATTCCATTATACGTGATGCCTATCATCTGTCAGGCATTCAGCTAGATGATTTTATTCGTCCCGATGAATGGTGGTACACAGAACAAAATCTCTATCTTGATAACACGGATAAGCAGGGATTTTATCAAGTAGAAGAGGCTCAAGAAGGCGACATGATATTGATTTGCCTAGGCACATCAAAACCTTGTCACGCTGCGTTGTACTTAGGTAATCAAGAAATATTGCATCACAGGCCAGACAGATTGAGTAAGCGAGATACTTACGGTGGTTACTGGTTTAAATACACTCACAGCATTTGGAGGCATAAACAATGGTCAAATTACAGTTTGCAGGCTATTTACGCAGATTTGGACGCAGGTTCGAGCTTGAGGTAAGTAATGCAGGTGAGGCCTTACGCTGTCTTTGCTATCAAATTGATGGGTTGAAAAAAGAGATTAACCAAGGTCAGTTTCGCGTTCGTATCGCAGGTAACGATATGACCGAGGATAGTATTTCCACGGGATTAAGTACGCCATTAAATGAAGGAGATGTTATTACGATCGTCCCTATAGTTGGTGGTGCTAAATCCGGCGGGTGGCTAGGCATTATTGGTGGAGCTGCTTTAATTGGCGCATCGTTTTTAATACCGGGCGGATTTTTGGCAACGATGACATCGACTGCATTATTTGCCGCTGGTGTAGGCGTGGCCGCCGCGGGATTGGCAACGATGTTAACCAAAACACCGCCAGCCCCGAGCATAGAAGGTCGAAATTCTGAAAGTAACCAGTATTTCAGTTCATTATCAAATAGGGTCGGGCAAGGCTATCCGGTTCCTATCTGTTATGGCGAGATGGTTGTGGGTTCAAATGTAATATCACAAGGTTTGGAGACTATTTAATGGGTAAAGGTGGCGGTGGAGGAAGAACTCCTAGGTTGCTCGATGACAACTTAAAAAACAAACAATTTCTTAATGTCATCGATTTAGTTTCAGAAGGGCCGATAGAAGGCCCTGTCGGTGGTATGTCAGGATTTTTATTGAATGGAACGCCTGTTGTAGATGAAGATGGCAATCCGAATATTCATGGTGTTGAGGTTCAGTGGCGATCAGGAACGCAAACGCAAGAACCATTAGAGGATTTTCCTTTTGTAGAAAAAGAAATTCCTGTCAATGTAGAGGTAAAAAAAAGCACACCAATTTTACGCACTATTTCAGATCAGGAAACTGACCGCGTTAGATTCACTTTGGGTGTTTCTGCTCTTGTTAGTCAAGATGACAAGGGAAATCAGCACGATGCTACGGTAGAAATGCTTATTGAAGTTAATGATGGTTCTGGTTGGACACATGCAGAAACAGCAAAAATAACCGGAAAAATCAGTGGTCAATATTTAGAATCATATATCATTGATGCACCTAAAAAGAAACCTTTCCAAATTAGAGTTTCACGATTAACAGATGATAGTAAAAGTGATCTACTGAAAAACGGAACAGTATGGGCAAGCTACACAGAAATAACTGACGCTAAATTCTCTTACCCTAATTCTGCGGTCGTCGGGATGAAAATCGATAAATCCCAATACGGTGATACACCCAATCGCACCTATCATATCAAAGGGATGATTATCCAAGTTCCAGATAACTATGATCCCGAGTCCCGTACTTATACGGGCATCTGGACTGGTCGCTTCAAGCCAGCATGGTCTAATAACCCTGCATGGGTTTTTTACGATTTAGTCACTAATGAGCGATACGGTATAGGAGAGATGATCGGCTCGTTTGGTGTTGATAAATTCGCGCTATATGCCATTGCTCGTTACTGTGATGAATTGGTTGATGATGGGTTTGGCAACAAAGAGCCTCGCTTTACTTTTAATGCCTACATTACCTCTCAACGAAAAGCCAAAGAAGTGCTTGATGACTTAGCGTCTGTATTTCGCGGTATGCCTTTATGGGACGGACAGCAATTAACGTGCTTTCAAGATAGACCATCAGATCCAGTATGGACGTACACAAACTCAAATGTTATTGATGGAAAATTTAAATATACATCAACAGCGAAATCAGCCCGTCATAATGCTATCGAGGTGTCATGGGTAAACCCGAGTAATGGATGGAGTGAAGAAAGAGAATTTATCCAAGATGATGATCTTATTCAGCGATTCGGCGGTGTAAATGTTAAGAAAGTTGCTGCTTTTGGTTGCACTAGTCGCGGACAGGCTCACAGAGTGGGTAAGTGGATATTACAGACAGAAAAGCTGGAGAAAGATAGCGTTACATTCTCAACAGGAAGAGAGGGGATTAACTGCATCTCTGGTGATATTATTGAAGTAGCAGACGATAGCTTTGCAGGAGTGAAGGTAGGAGGTCGGGTTTTATCAATTAATGGTAGCACTATTACTATTGATGCGCCTATAGATTGGAAATATGACGATAAGGGCACCTTCTCATTTTTAGGGTCATCAGGCGGGTTCGAGAAAATAGACATTCAATCTATCGATGGTGATATTGTCACTTTGCGTGAGATTCCTCGTGGACTGAAACAATATGGTGTGTTTTCCATTACCAAAAGCACGCTAACAACAAGATTGTTTCGAGTCATTACCATTTCGGAAGACAAAGACGGGATTTATTTATATAACTGCATTCAACACGAACCGCAAAAAGAGCGCATTGTTGATAATGGTGTTGATTTTACTGGAAGCCCTCCAACGCAAAACGTTATCCGGATCCCTAATATAGAGCGACTTTCCATTGCCTATGTCAATGACAGCTCACAAGTTCAGGCTAGGGCAATGTGGATGACAACAACCATCAACAGAAATATTTCATTTAATGTCACTCTTTATAAAGATAGTAAGGTTGTATCTACTGGTAATACCACAGATTTAGAGTACTACTTTAATGGGCTTGAAGCTGGTGACTATCTTGTCGGTGTAAGAGGCAGAGATACTAATGGGATGCTTGGTAATGAATCAAAAGTCCAGATGGTTATTGGTACGCCAAGCGCACCTAACTCAATAATTGTTGAGTCTGGTTTTTTTGAAATAAAACTAATCCCTCATATCGCCGTGCCACACACTCTAAATACCGAGTTTGAGTTCTGGTTTTCTGGTGAAAGAAGAATAAACAATGTTAATGAAATAGAGTCAAAGGCTGATTTCCTCGGTCGCGCTAAGTTCTGGACAAAAGGGCAATTAAAGGCGGGGCGCGATTACTGGTTTTATGTAAGAAGCGTAAATGAATATGGAAAGTCTCATTTTGTGGAAGCAAAGGGGCAAGCTGATGATAACACGGAGGCTATTCTCGATGAGTTAGACGGCCAATTCATGACAACAGAGGCAGGTAAACAACTTGACGAAAAACTGAATTGGAATACGGAGTCTATTGCTGAACTTGTTAATGCCACCTATGAATTATCTACTGATTTACTCGTTAGAGATGGTAATGCACAGGCTGGAATCAAAGATTTAAGAAAGGTTTTCGCAAATCAACAGGAGGCATGGGCGCAGGAAATCAAAGAAATTTATTCTGCTGTTGGTGAGAATAAATCGGCGATTAAGGAGACTCAAACCTCTATTACTAAACTTGATGAGGCTATCGGTCAGCGCTTTACTGAAATACGTACAGAAATGGGTAAGGCTCAAGCTGATATTATTTCAAACTCCCAAGCCATATCTAACACAAATAAGGCTTTTGCTGAAAACAAAACTCAAGTTCAGGCTAAGTTTGATAAACAAGAGGGCATGATACAGGAGAAAATGCAGGCCACGTTTAAGCAAACCGGTGACGGTGTAGTTACCCATTCCATCAACATTACGATTGTTCATAACAACGTGAAATACAATGCAGCAGGGCAAGTAATTAGTGCCCAGGTTAAGAACGGGAAACTGGAGTCCTATATCGGTTACAACGCAAATAACTTTGCTTGGTATAACCCTGTAAATGGCAAGATGGAATTGTTTATGGCTGCCAAAAATGGGCAGTTGTTTATTCGAGACTTATTTATCGAAGATGGCTCTATTACAAATGCAAAAATAGGGAACGTGATTCAATCTAATAATTATGTAGCCGGTAAATTAGGCTGGATAATTAATAAAAATGGGTTTGCTGAATTCCAGAATATAAAAGCGAGAGGAGAAATAGAGGCAACTTCTGGGAAATTAGAAAATGTTATAATTGAAAAAAACTGTGAAATAAAAGGGACTTTAAAAGTAGAGAACATAGAGGGAGATGTCGTAAAATTTTATTCTCTTGGAAATGGTGAGACGATAACAATCCCCCCTCAATCATTTGATCGTATTATTCAAGTAGTGATAATAGCGACAACACACAATAGCAAATGGTGCCGATTGTGGCTAAATGATGATAAATTCTTTGAAATTAAGAATGGTGGGAATGATAGATTTTTTTATTATTGGAATTCTCCGTCAACGATATTAAAAGCCAATACAGCAGGCGTTTTTAAATATGATAGTGAAGATAGATATTTTCAGATAACAGTATTGGCATGTAAAAAATAAATTTAGGAAATAAATCATGATATACACAACAGGCACTGTTAGCACAGTGTCAGGGTCTGCTATTGTCTCTGGCACAGGTACTAAATGGACAGTTAATAATCCCGCTATTCGCTCAGGCACCATTATTTTAATTAAAAATGGTAATTCTAATTTTATTTACATGGTGGATAGAGTTAATAGCGATACAGAATTAGTCATTTCACAACCAGCTACATTTACCGTAAAAAACACCAGTTACAGTATTAATCTCACTGAGCCGAACTCATACAGCGACGCTAATAATCGTATGACCGCTATTGCATCAGATACGACGTATTTTCTGCGAGCAATGGATCAGTGGATGATGAATAACGGCGTGGTGACAGTAGAGCTATCTAACGGGCAAAAAGTAACGTTAGATAGCATTAAGAAGATGCAGGGGGATATTGGTAATAGAGCTGATTTATCAGTAACAGCAGAGCAAACGTTTAGGGGAATTATTAATGCGTCTAGAGTTTGTGCTCAACAAAATGATTATAAATATATGTTGGGAGTACGGGGAGGGCAGGCATTTCTAGATTACTGGGATGGTAAACAGTGGACTGGTGAAGTATTACATCCACAAAGACCCGGTATGATGATGCTTGTTGGTGATTATGGCATGAATGTATCAGGAAACATAGAGGTAGCAGACTTCAATAACTTAAAAGGGTTTGGTTGGCATAATCAGCCTGCGACAGTGGACGCTGGTAAGAGTCTAAATCACCCAACGAAACGGGCGGGTAATTTAACTGTTTGGCGTGGCGCTGGTCAATCATCATGCATACAACATTGGATGGATTACTACACTGCTGAGGCATTATCTCGCACCTATTACTCATATGAGGATAAGTGGAGTCGGTGGTATAAAACATATGGAGAACAAAATACGACAGTTGATCCCCAAGGATTCATAAAAAAAGCTTCCCCGATAGTTAACATCAACCCCAATGGCACATTCACTACTAACGATGAATCAGAAGGTGCTACAGTTACTCGAGTAGCTCAGGGTGAATATCTTATCGAAGGCGTTTTAGGCTTTAACTCAGATGCAGGTTGGGGTGGTGTTGATGGTGGTATTGAAATTCCACTCGATGTTAATAAACAGCCGTTGATATGGGTAGACTCTAAAGTTATGGAGGACGGTTCTATTCTCGTGAGAACGTATCATCGAACTCACCCTAACGCACCTGAGTTTGCCAATAATAAAATTGACGGTTACAAAGACGGCGACCCGATTGATATCCCTGATGGTCGTTTCATTTCCGTTCGTGTACAGATGCCAGAGCAATCCATCTATAATGTGAGAATGCGTGAGATGGAAGAAGCACAGAAGATGGAAGAGGAGCGCAGACAAAAAGAAGAAGAAAATCAGGATATCAATAGCACACCAGAAATTGATAACTGATTGATTACATAACTCGGTCGATTCCATCGAACATCGGCACTACTCTGTTTTCAAATACTGCACTGAATTACCATCTGGCAACTTCTTACTTCTCTCACGATAAAACGCTAGTCGTTCATTAAAGTACGCTCTCAAATGTGCTGGCTGTTGCCGTTCAACTTCGGACGCAACAACTGGCATATTGAGGCGTTCTTTATATGCGACACCTGAAGCGGCCAAATCGACATTAATTTTGTCTTTTTCTTCTTGAGTTAAGTTTGCGATGTTCATAACAGATCCGGTTAGTTTTTGGAGAGTATAGCAGGGTGGGAGAATTGATGGGACGTATTTGGGACAAGCAACATGAAGTAGCATAAGGCAACTTCAAGTAACTTTAGGTAAGGTGGGACGTGTGAACGCTTGTTGAGACTGTATTTAGTTGATATTAAAGCATAATTCTACGCTCTTCTAAGCCGTAGGTCACAGGTTCGAATCCTGTAGGGCGTACCATTTAAAATCAACACCTTATGCGATTTTTAAAAAAATCTGCGAGATATGCGGGTCAAGTAACGGGTCAAATTAGCATTACCATTTTTCACTTCTAACCCACTCTTCATAGACATGCTCTGGCTAATCTAAAAATGTGCCGGCTTTCGTTTTTTGTGGTTTTGGAAACTCCTTTCTCTTTGCATACATTCTCCATAACGTAGTTTTACTTTTCTCTGTCAACTAAATTGGGCTGTGTTGATAACAGTATTGAAACGCCACTCGACGTTAATAAACAGTCACTTATTTGGGACGACTCTGCAGTTATAGAGGACGGTTCTATTCTCGTGAGAATACGTGAGATAGAAGAAGCACAGAAAGCGGAAAAAATGCAGACAGAAAGAAGAGGAAGAAAGCTAGGATAGCATAAATAACATTCATTCATATTAATATAAAAAGATAATCACAATATAATAAATCTTTATATTGTGATTATCAATTATTCTAAAAATTAGACACCAAAGTTAAAAGTGAGAACAGCCTCCCCGATAAAATCTAAACCATTAGATAAATCTATTCCTTTTTTACTTAATTCATCTTTAGATAAAATAAAGGTACCATTTGAATTACCATGCCTGAAATTTGATTGGAAAACTTCACCTGGAATTAGAGCCAAGGCATTTTTATCAACACCTGATTGTTGTTCTGATGTCCAACCATTAGTTGGCCCTTTGTATAGGACGTTGTTGTAGCTTTTTCCTGTAATTGCAACATCGTTTGCCCGTGAAATAAATGCTGGTTTACCATCGACCGTAGCATCACTCCATATGAAATCAGCCGCTCCAACTGTATTTTCAGGATTTGCTTTATCAACTAAATGAAACCATTCTGACGTATTATTAACACTTAATTCCGTGTCACCATAAGTATCAGACGCAACAAATGTTAAATATGTTTTTGCATCGCATTCAACCGTAACGACATTATGAGCTACAATGCCAGAGTAAGAGTAAATTTTCGATTGAGGGATAAGTGATGGGCTTATTCTTCCATAATCAAAAAGGACATCACTTTGTGTCGCCCCATTAATAGTACAAGTTGGCGGCTTAATATCACCGTTGATTTTTAAGTTAGCTACAGGGGATTTAGCCAACACTGGCGTAGAT